TTAGTATTACCTTTCATCATTTGACTCATATGTTTTTTATATGAATCACTTCTACGTTTTCCTGTATTTGCTACACTAATTTTTTTTCGTGTACTATCACATATCGACTCTCCAGGTCGGCGGCCTTCACCACCGACTTTAAGATTCATACATTCTTTTTTAGCAATTTCATTGAGATTTACAATTTCCTCCTCACGTGATTTTAATTCTTCTCTGGTTTTACAGAATTCTAAGATTTCACGACTGTGGTTTTCTTTACCGTATTTATTTAATGAATATCGTAATCTTCTACCACTACCTAGATATCCATCATCTAAATCATCTGCACTGTGCATTCCTATATAATATTTTCCACTTATTGTATTTGTGGTCTTGTATATGAAATGAAATTGTTTTTCTTTTCTCATACTTATAAATATAAGAAAGTACAAAAAACAACCACATGTTTTTAACGAGATTCTGCTACCGATGCTTTACGGTAGTCCGTTATTAGTTTTTTCAATTCCCCAATAGCCTTACGTGCTTTTGTATTTGAGGCTTTGGTTGTTTTACTATGTTCTACTTCAAATTGATCAAATAATGTCTTAATTTGTTCAAATAATTCTTCTGATGTTTGTGTCATAATTTCGTCTTGATTTTCTATTAATTTCTTATTGGTGAATATAACTATTGTTTATTTAAAAATGTATGTACTTTTAACTGTTAATTTTTGATGAAAATGAATATTGGTTCGGTTTTTATTCCCTTACCTGCAACACTAGATAGTGTTAGATAAATAGTATCTTTTAGTCTAAATCCAGTATTTTCTGATATTTTTTTTGTCTGTTCTTCTATGTTCTTATGTTTCGTAGTATTTGCTATGTTTAATATCATATGACCACCTTTACGTAATCCATGATAACAATTATTAATTGTATCTGTTAAAAACCCATTCAGCCACAAATCCTCTGATGGATATTTCAAATATGATTGAGTTGGTTCATCTGAATACTTCTCAGTATCAAAATATGGTGGTGATGTGAATATCAAATCAACACTTTCATGTTTTGGTTTAAATATCTCAGAACCTAAGTTGTGAAATTCAACGTGTTTATCGTGTAAATTCAAATCTTTGTTGAGTTTAACAAGACCAGCATATGTTTTAGTAGATGGATCAGTACCGATATAAGTCTTACAATTACTTGATAAAAATCCTAGTAATCGTCCACCCCAACCCATACTTGGGTCATATATCACACCATTATTACCATATGTATTATATAGATATTTAGCAACCGTTGGTCTAAAATTACTCACCGTTTGGTTTCCACCATATATCTTAAAATTCTGTCGTAATCTGTTTAGTGTGAATTTTCCATTACCATGTTTCAGTTGCCATACCCACGTTTTTCTAATAATTTCTTTTAATTTTTCATCACTATTCCAGTACTCTATTGGTGTCATTTTACTTGATCCACACCGAACATCCACCCAATGCGGAAAGTACGACCAGGCCGTTGATAAACCATGCATAGTCTGTTCTAGTCTGTTATCAATTAGTAGTGTATTCTCATCAAAGTTGATTAACGATTTTATATCCTTAACTCGTTGATAATGAGGGACATCATAGTGTGGAAATCCATGTTTACGGAAGTACTTAAATATTACGTGTAAAGCATGTTTTGTTTCCTTAACTCTTAATATATCATTAGTTATCTTACGATATTCCACGTCAAGTTCATCACATTCAATGAATTTATTTAAGATGTTATATTCAATCATTGTTACCAAAATTTATTTTCAGGTTTCGCTTGTTTATTGTATATAAATAAACGTTCAATTGGCCTATGTGTAATACGTGTGCTCATTGAATTAGTTACATTTCTCTCCCATATACAAACAAAATCAACAGGTGCTTGATATTCACTTATGAAAACCTTATGGCCTTTATCACTCATAACTCTACACCATTCCCAAAACTTATCATAATCAAATTCCTTAGATGTTGTATAGTTTGTTGTGTCCTTGTATGGTATATCACAATAAATAATACTATTATCTGGTATATTCAAGTTTTCATAACTTGAATGTACAAATTTTGTATCGAATAATTTAGGTATTTGTTTTTTAGTATTCCGTATTTGCTCGCTGATGTAATCACGTTTAGAGGTTTTACCACCATAACCACCATCAAAAAACTTACCATTAAATGAACCCATCCATCCTACCCAACCTTTCATAAAATCATCATACTCAATACTAGTTCCATTATCATATTCCAATTTTACCTTTGAATACAATTCCCTTGATATCACATGAGGGCGTTCGTGGTTGTTCTGTAATCCAGACCACATTGCAATCACATACTTATTTAGATCAGCACCAATACGATTACCTTTAACTTTATCAATCATATTACAACCACCTACAAATGGTTCAACATACCACTGATTAATAGTTCTTTCACGTAATACGATTGGTAATATATATTTCGCAATCTTACGTTTGCTGCCCATGTATTTCATAATTATCTCATTGTGTCTAAATATTTTTTGTGCAGTAACTCTTTCTGTACGAGTTTCCCACTTGATGCCTCTTTTGATGATAGAATACCGGCCGGTGTGTTACCATCATATATCTCAATAAACCCAGTATTTGTATCCATTTTACATGGAAACGTAATACCATCGGGGCCAAATCTGTTTTTCATAATGTGAGCTCTCGCGGTATTGTTAACCTTATCAGCTGTTTTTCTACTCCAACTCATAATAAAGTCGGCATTCATTACTTTTGCATATGAATCTGCTATTTTATCAGCCTCGATTACCTCTGAATCAATTGCCGAATTATGAGTATATACATCATTTGCGTAAAACATATGGGTATCTTCTACTGTTATATCTACTGTTTCTCGTTCACCGATTAACTCTATGGATACAATTTCATCCATTATAAAGTCTTTTGGGGTTAAGTTATGTTGTTTCATTTATAAAATTTATGCATATGTTTATAATTTGTTCTTTGTCTTTTTTGTAAATAATTTATCACCAACTTTTAATCCACTTTCCAATGATTTAAGTTTTCCGTATTTAACAGGAAATTCATGACGTAATGAACATTTTATTGTTTTTCCGCTTTTTAATTTAATTTCGTACACCGGTTGTTCTTCAATTGGAAATACATGGGTAACTTCCTTATAACCGTTATGGGTTAATATTTCATCACCGTTTTTAATTTTACCTATCTCAACTTTACCACGTTTTGTATCAACTAATTCAGAAATTTCACAACATCTATTTGTCTGGCTGGCAGTCCAAACTGGTACACCTATCTCACCACTTAATCCACGTAATTCTATATACACACCACCTTGTTCTTGGTATGTTGAATCTGATTTGTTTGTGTGTGATAACAATAAATCAGCATAATCAATAATTACCAAATCTGGTTTATTACCAGTCATTGTTAATTTCTCGATATGTTGTTGTATGCTTCTCGTTGAAATTCCTTTTGGTGGAAAATACTTAATCTGTAAATGACCCTTTAGTGATGATATCTTATCTTGAACAATTTGAGCCTTATCTGGATCCTTTAATTCATTCGATGGTATTTGTGTAAACACGGTATCATATCTCATACCAACATAATGTTCGGATAATTCTAATGAATAATGAGCCACATTCAAACCTTGTAATACAGCATATGCACCAATTGCCGTTAAAATCCATGTATTATGTGATAATATTCCATTTGCATAAAAACAATGAACTTTATCAACCATCAAATCATATAATATTTTCTCTTTACCTTCATGAATTTTTCTAATTTTAGTAGTACCAGTTTCAGTTTCAATAATATCAGTCTCAATATTAATATCTCTGACCTCCGTCCATTCGCCATTTACTTTTAACTTATGTTCCCACCCACATTCAAGTGTTCTGTTATTAGTAAAATATAATCTAATGGATGTCTGTTTTATAGTTCTACACACTGATGGTATTTTGTGATACCCATATGGAGTCTTAACCCTAACATCGTGTATTAAATCTTGAAAATGGTTTTCTACGTGTGGTATTTCGTTTAACTCAAAAAATTTATCAACTTTTATTGTTTCCCGTTTTTTACGAGTCTGTATCATTTAAGTATTCTTTTATAACATTCATAACATTTTTTTTATCATCGGTATATTCATTCTCCCATATAACCAATACATCATATCCAATTTCCTTTAGATAATTAATTTTTTGTAAATCATATTCTCTAATTTCATATACCGGTTTACGTATAGTCGGGTGTATATCATTATCATCAAACACCACTTAGTTCTATCAATTTTCTAGCCTCACTTGCTGTTAGTTCAACATCATAGCCTAATTGAATTTTATCCCATGGTTTACACCATATAACAAATCCGTTTTTCAATTCGAATCCAATTTCATCGTATTCAATATCAATTTCAGTATCACCCCCAACGCATTTACCTACACCACTTGGTGCAACCACAACTGCGAGTTCACCACCAGATAACCCACCATCCATTAAATCGGTGATAACATCCCACGGCGTTTCAACCGTCTTACGATTGGCCTCTGTCATACGTAATACGTAATCCGTTATGTAATCCAATCCCAAGTTATTTTCTGCACCAACTTTCATCGCATCATCTACTAAGTCTTTGATTTTATCATAATTACCTAGTTTGAGCAAGTCAACCGATTGTAGTATAACCTCTTTAAGATTTTGATTTATACAGAATGATTTGAATTCTGATTTTACATAATCAACATCAACCGTGTCTATTTCTGTATAAATGTGTTTGAGTTGGGCGATAATCACCGTACTCAATACCTCACTTTCTAACTTAGAAACTTTCACCTTGAATACATCTAGTGTTGGTGATGTCTTGAATATATCATAATAGTCAATTATAGAATCAACTATCCATTTATTTGTATCTGATTCAAAGAATTTAGATAAAAGAATACCATCTAGTTCACCAAGAAATTTAGCATCGGTCAATAGAGCACTTATAATTTTCGCCTGGAATGATGTTCCATATTTTGTTAATGTATCTTGTGTGTTATCCATTTATTTTTTCTGTTTGTAATATTCTTTCATTGTATTACTTAATTTCTCTCGTTGCTCCTTAGTACGAACCTAAGTTACCAGGATTCCATACGTCATATTCAACCAGTCCGACATATTACCAAATGTATCAATAATTTTGTACTTCATACAAACTTTCATAAAATCTAATTTATTTAGAGACTTCACAGGTTCATCGTATTGAGATAAAATGTTCATTTTTATAGTACCACTTATCTCTGGATCGTATAATTGCATGAGTCTTTCATTCATTTCAAGTTGAGGTCTTGCACTCAATATATCATTATATAGTTTAATAGGTTTTTTCTCTACTTGTTTTTCCTCACATAATCTGAATAAATCATCCATAGATAGTTTAACATCTCCAGTAAATTCAGGAATTCGTTTTAGTAATGTTTTAATACCTAAACCCTTTATTCCAGGTATTTCATCTGAATCATCACCATCAAGTGTCCTATATAATAGGATATTTTTTGCTTCTATACCGAATTCTTCTTTTAGTGATTCGGTATTATATATCTTTTTCTTGGTCGGTGACCAAACGATAGTAGTATCACTAACAAGTTGTAAAAAATCCTTATCAGTTGACATTACCACCGCTTGTTCATCTTCCTTTACAAGTTGTGATGCAATATAACCCATTACGTCATCAGCTTCCACACCATCATAAATCATGGTTGTAACTGGTAATACATCTAATGTGTCTGCTAACCATTTGTACTGACGTTTCATTGATTCACGTTCGTCCTCCTTTGTTAACATATCTGTATACTGCCTATTTACACGTAGTTTATTTTTACCACGATTGGCTTTATATCCTTTAAACACTTTTTGTCGTGTTCGTGCACCACCCTTACCATCGAAAACTACAATAACCCTAGTAGGTTTTGTTTGTTTAATAGCAAATCCAATGGATTTCAACACACTAGTAATACCAGCGATATGTTCACCATCATCGTTCATAGTTGGTACAGATGACCAACACCTAATGAACGTATTTGTCACGTTCCATCCACGATAAGGACTCTATCATTTTTAGCCCTAGTGTGGATGGAATTTTTATTATTTAATTCAGTTAGTATTGTTTTATACGTTTCCTTCATTGTTTATTATTTTTATTAATTTATTCAATTCAAATATATTATCGGTTTCCCAGTCAGACTGCCATACTATTACAAGTTTATAACCATTTCGGTTTGTAATTTTAAGCTTTATTTCATCCGATTTCCATATCACTTCCGTTGTACATTTTCTACAGTTATCATAGTAATCGGACTCATACAAACATTGTATAACTCTTTTAATTAATCATCCATACCAACACCATGAGTATCAACTTCGATATTAGCTTCATCGATGACATCAGGACTACTTACGTACTTTTTAATAGTGGATTCACATATATGATTATACATTTGATCCTCTAATGTTGGATTATCTTTTAGTAACTGAATGAATTCTTTGGATTGAAATTTGTGTATTTCACCGGTTTCTGTATCCGTGTATGAATACCAAGCACCAGCTTGTTTTATCAAATTATTTTCCTTCATTACTTTTAACCAAGAACCGTAGTTATCAATACCTCTATCGAAATAGATTTCCATATCAACCGAACGTAATGGCGGCCCTATACGATTTTTAATTACTTGAACACGAACTTTGATACCAATAACCTCTTTGGTTGTTGCATCTTTGATTTGTCCCATATTCTTCATACGTAATCGTACCGATGCGTGAAATGCTAATGCTTTTCCACCACTGGTTGTATTGTGGTGTAGTCTACCACCTGATACGTATGTACCACCATCTACCTCAATATCAACCA